ACGAAAATTGTGAAAAATACAGTATTCAAGATATGTCTTTATTTCATGCACAATCAAATAATATAAAACTTTCATGGGAAGAATGGCAAGCAATATTCTTATCTAAGGATTTTATGTCTGAAGACAATAAGTTTTATGGTTCACATCGCCACAGACTATCAGTTATTTTAAATCTTGCAAAACAAGTAACACTTAAAAATGAAATAGATAAAATTAACGGAGTATTTACTATACCTTTTTAATAAATATATAAGTTAAAAGAGGTATAAAATGAATAATCATTTATATGAAAAAATATTAGAAGCAATAATAAATGAAGCTAGTACAATGGGTGGAGGATCTGTCACAGGTGTTGCAACGCCTTTAGGTACTGGACCTAAGGCAGGATCTCGAGGTGAAAACATTTATAAGTCTCCAAAGTCAACAGATAAAAAGCATAGATCCAAGAAAAAAAAGAAAAAGATTTATACAAGATCTGTTCAGTGGTATCTCAAACATGGTGGTGAAAAAGGAAGAAAAAGAAGTCTTAAAGATGCCTTCAATCTTTAGATTACTAACAATTTTAAATATGTTAGGTGTTAATATAATCTTACTTTCTTTAATAACGATTATATAAAAAAATAAATTTTAATATTTAATGTGTAAAATTGAAACTCATATAATATAATGTAGACATAATTGGTCTATAACAAAAATTAAAAAATTAACCAATTAAAAATTAAACAATTACAAAATGAAAGGTAAATAATTATGGCTATAGATTTAGCAGCAATTCGCAAGAAACTTGGACAATTAAGCGGTCAAAATTCAAAAAAGAATACAATGTGGCGACCTGAAGAAGGCGCAGAAACAACAGTTCGTTTAATGGCTTATCCTAATAATGATGGACAACCTTTTAAAGAACTTATGTTTTATTATAACATCGGTAACAACCCAGGTCTTCTTGCTCCTTATCAATTTGATAAGCCAGACCCAATTCAAGAACTTATTACAAAGCTTCGAGATGAAGGTACAAAAGAATCATATGAACTAGCTAAAAAGTTATATCCTAAAATGCGTTGTTATGCTCCAGTTGTTGTTCGAGGTGAAGAAGAAAAAGGTGTTCGTTTATGGGCATTTGGTAAAACAGTTTATCAAACACTTTTAAACTATATGCTTGACGAAGATTATGGCGATATTACAGATCCTCTTGAAGGTCGTGATGTAAGAGTAAGCTGTCAAAAGAACCCAGGCCAGCAATGGGCAACAACTGATGTTCGTCCTCGTGGTAAAGATTCTCCTCTCTCAGAAGATTCTTCGAAGTCTAAGCAATGGTTAGATAATATTCCTGATGTTAATAATTTGTTTGAACTTAAATCTTACGAAGAGTTAGAAAGAATTATTAACCAATGGTTAAGCGGCGACGAAGAAGAAGAAACAACAAGAGGAGGCTCTTATTCTAATTCTTATTCTAGTAAGACAAAAGTAGAAGATGAAAATTCTCCTGATGCTATTAGTGGTAAATATAAAAGTTTAGATGATGCATTCGCTGACCTTGATTCTCTATAAACAAAGGAATTTAAATGCCTAGAAAGAAAAAAGAAGAGTTGGATGACTTTACTTCTGACTTGATTAAATCTTTAAACAAAGAAAGAGGTAGCAGAGTTGCTTATAATCTTAGTACAGATGATTCTCCTACTCATGTTAAAAGATGGATTAGCACAGGTTCTAAACAATTAGATTATATTATTTCTAACCAAAAGAACGGCGGTTTACCTGAAGGTAGAATTGTAGAAATATTTGGTCCTCCATCTATTGGTAAATCACATATTGCAACACAAATTGCAAGATCTACCCAAAAAATGGGTGGTATAGTTGTTTATATCGATACAGAGAATGCTACAAGTGTAGAAAACCTTAGGATGTTAGGTGTGGACATAACAAAAAGATTTGTTTATGTCGATACACATTGTACAGAAGAAGTACTCTCTATAGCTGAGTCTACTATTATCAAAGCAAAAGCAATGGATAAAGATGTACCAGTCACCATTATATGGGACTCAGTTGCTGCAACTAGTCCTAAAGCAGAGCTTGTAGGTGACTATGACAAAGAAAGTATTGGACTTCAAGCTAGAGCTATATCAAAAGGTATGAGAAAAATTACTGGCGTTATTGCCAATGAAAAAGTTCTTATGGTTTGTTTAAATCAAATTAGAACAAAAGTTGGTGTAATGTATGGTGATCCTACAACAACCCCTGGGGGAATGGCAATACCTTTTCACAGCTCAGTTCGAATTAAATTAGGTGCAGGTTCTCAAATCTTAAATAAAGAAAAAGAGCCTATTGGAATTAATGTTTCTGCAAAAACAATTAAAAACAAAGTATCAGCACCTTTTAGAACCTGTAATTTTGAAATACATTTTGGAAAAGGTATTAAAGAACATGAACAAATGTTTGATTTGTTGAGAAAAAACGGCCCTGAACAATGTAACGGTTATACAATAGAAGTAGGTGGTAATGGTGCATGGAAGTCTTTGGAAGTGTTTAATTCGGATGGTGAACAAATCATAGAAAAGAAGTTTTATAAAGCAGACTTTCATGAAATTATAAGCCATTCAGAATACGGACAATACATTGATATGTTACTTGAAAAAGCAATGATTAGAAAAAATGAAGTTGAAGAACCTGACATTAATCCTGAAAGCTATTCAGATATAAAAGCAGTTCATGATCATATTATGGAAGAGCATTCAGATGCATTTGAAATGTTAAAGTAGGAAAAATGAAAAATAAGCCAATCATATACATTGATGGCTTAAATGTTTTTATGCGACACTTTGCAGCAAACCCAACAAAGTCTCTTAACGGTAATTTATGTGGAGGCGTTGTTGGGTTTTTGCGTAATATAGAACATTTATCAGCCAGATTTAATCCACAAAAAATTATTGTTGCCTGGGAAGCAGGGGGCTCTGCAAGAAGAAGAGCTGTTGACCCTAACTATAAAGAAGGCAGAAGACCTGTTAAACTTAATAGAAGCTCTTATTACTCAGATATACCAGATACTTCAGAAAATAGAAATAATCAATTAAAAATTTTAATAGAAATCTTATATGAAACTCCAGTAACACAAGTCTATGTTAATGACTGTGAAGCAGATGATGTAATAGCATATCTTGTTAAGACTAAACAAAAAAATACAAAAAATATTATTGTAACTTCTGATAAGGACTATTATCAATTATTAGACGAAAATACTCAAATTTGGTCGCCTAATAAAAAACAATTGATTAATGAAAAATATGTATTAGACAAATGGAGTGTTCCAGCTAAAAACTTTTGTCTTGTAAGGTGTTTTGCTGGTGACATTAGTGATGGTATAAAAGGAATTAAAGGGGCAGGTATAAAATCAATGGTTAAACGATTTCCAGATTTGATCCAGAATAAAGAATCTTCTGTAAGTGATGTAATTAATGAGGCAAATAAAAAAGTAAAAACAGGTTGTAAAATAAAGCTTATTAATAATATAATAAACAATGAAAATCTACTTAAAAAAAATTGGAAATTAATGTATCTAGACTCTTCTATGTTGAGTGCTGATCAAATCAAAAAAATAAACTATCAAGTTGAAAACAAAAAGTCAAAAATTGACAAGTTTAAACTTCTCAAAATTATGAATCGAGAAGGATTGAATTTTTTTAATGTACATTCTTTTTTAATATCAATAAAATCATGTTTAAGGAACAACTAATAAATGAATCAAGATAGAAACTTTTCTAAATTTGGAAAGCCTTTTCAAGAAAAAGTTTTTCAAAGTATGTTAACAGATATTCACTGGTCAGCACAAATGATCGAAGTAATGAGTCCAGATTATTTTGATTTAAAGTATCTGTCTTTTTTGTGCGATAAATATTTTGCTTATTACGGAAAATATAAGACTTTTCCAACATTAACAATTTTAATTACAATCATTAAAGAAGATCTTTCTAAATCTAAAGATTCTGTGCTCAGAGATCAAATTATAGAGTATCTTCATAGAATGAAAACTAACCCAGATGTAGGTGATATTCAGTATGTTAAAGATAAATCACTTGAGTTTTGTAAACGTCAAGCTTTTCGTGATGCCTTAGAACAAAGTGTTGAATTAATACAAACAGAAAGATATGAATCTGTAATTAACATCATGAAAGAAGCTATTTCTGTAGGCATGCCAAACACTGCAGGTCACAATTTTTTTGACGACATTGAAGCACGATTTGTACAGATTAATAGGCAAGTATGCCCAACTGGCTTAGATAAGATTGATTCCCAAGATATTCTTAGAGGAGGTCTAGGTAGAGGCGAATTAGGCGTAGTAGCAGCAAATACAGGTGTTGGTAAATCTCATTTTTTAGTAGCAATGGGATGTTCGGCAATGCGTGCAGGCAAAAATGTAATCCACTATACTTTTGAATTATCAGAACATGATACTGGAAAACGATATGACTCTAATTTATGTGATATTCCATCAAATGAAATTATTGAAAGAAAACAAGAAGTTATTGATAAATACAAAAAGATGGAATTAGGCAAACTTATAATAAAAGAATATCCAACAGGCTCTGCATCTGTTATGACTTTACGTAATCATATTGAAAAACTTACACTAAAAGGATTTAAGCCTAGTTTAGTAACAATTGATTATGCTGATGTTATGAAATCATCTAAAGCGTACGATTCTTTGAGACATGAATTAAAACTAATCTATACAGAATTAAGAAACCTTGCGGTGGAATTAAATATTCCAATCTGGACAGCTTCTCAGGCAAATAAAGATTCTTCAAAATCAGATGTTGTAGGTTTAGAAAACTTAGGTGAATCTTACGGTAAAGCACAAGTTGCTGATGTAGTTCTTTCAATTAGTAGAAAGCCTATGGAAAAGTCAACAGGTACAGGCAGAATATTTGTTGCAAAAAATCGGGCAGGTAGAGATGGATTACTTTTCCCTATTAATATTGATACTGCTAAGTCAAAATTTGAAATTCTTGATGATACTGAAATGACATTAAATGAAGCAGTAACTCAAGATAACAATGCAATGAAAAACAAACTAAGAGAAAAATGGAAGGAAGTAAATAAAAAAGATGATTAATATCTTTGTAAATAATAATTTAAAAGAAGTATTAGAAGTAAATAATATAAATGTAAAAGATTATGTACCTGCATATAATGGAGAAAGTGCAGGTTTAGATTTATTTAATACAGGCGATGATATAACAATTATGCCGCATAATAATATTTATGATAACAGGAAAACGCTAATTAAAACAGGTTTACATTTAATTGTACCTAAAGGATGGGTGGCTTTAATTCAAGAAAGAGGTTCTGTAGTTAAAACACCTTTAAAAGTTAGAGCGGGAGTTATAGATAGTGGATATACTGGCGAAGTTTTTGTTAATTTAGTTAACGTTGGTAATAGCGAGTTTAAACTAAAAAAAGGATGTAAACTTCCTGTACAAATCATTACAGTTAAGTGTGATAACGAATACTCAGTTATAAACGAAAAAGAATATTTAGATTTAACACAAAATACAGAAAGAAAAGATGGGCAAATCGGAAGCTCTGATTAATATAACAAGGAATTATTTATGAATAAAAAATGCTATGGTGTTAATATAGACTTACAAAGAGATGATTTTTTAACAGACTTTTCAATAAATTTACTTAGAAACTATTATATGGACGAAGAAGAATCTTCACCACAAGAAAGTTTTGCGCGCGCAGCTGTAGCATTTTCTGATAACAATTTAGAATTAGCTCAAAGAATATATGATTATGCATCAAAAGGCTGGTTTATGTTTAGCAGCCCAATTTTATCAAATGCACCAAAGTTAGAGGGATCTTCTTTAGGACTTCCTATTTCTTGTTTTTTGACATACGTAGATGATAGTTTAGAAGGATTAATATCACATTCAGATGAACTTCGTTGGATGTCAGTAAAAGGAGGAGGTGTAGGAGGTCACTGGAGCGACATTAGATCAAATAGCTCTATTTCACCAGGCCCAATTCCTTTTCTTAAAACTGTTGATAGCGATATGACAGCATATCGTCAGGGTAAAACAAGAAAAGGATCTTATGCGGCTTATATGGATATTTCTCACCCAGACATTATAGAGTTTTTAAATATCAGAGTTCCAACTGGTGGTGATGTTAATCGTAAATGTTTTAATATTAATAATGCAGTAAACGTTACTGATGAATTTATGGAAGCAGTTATAAAAGGTGAAGACTGGAATCTCTTAGACCCTAATGATAATTCAGTAAGGGATACAATTAGTGCTAGAAAACTTTGGCAAAGAATACTGCAAGTTAGATTTAGAACAGGTGAACCTTATATTAACTTTATTGACGAATCGAATAGACATCTTCCAACATTTCAAAAGAATTTAGGCCTTAAAATTCATGGTAGCAACTTATGTAACGAAATTCATCTAGCAACATCTTCAGATAGAAGTGCTGTATGTTGTTTGAGTTCTCTTAATATTGAAAAATATGACGAATGGAAAGATTCTACAATTGTTGAAGATTTAATTGAATATCTTGATAATGTTATTACTTACTTTATAGATAACGCTCCTTTGACTTTAAGCAGAGCAATTAGATCTGCAAAAGCTGAAAGAAGTTTAGGATTAGGTGCTATGGGATTTCATGCATATCTGCAAAAAAAGAATATTCCGTTTGAATCTGCTATCGCAGCTGCAGCAAACAAAGGTATATTCATGAATATTAAGGAAAAAGCAAAACAGAAAACAATAGAATTAGCTTCTTTGAAAGGTGAGTGTCCTGACGGTATTGGTTTTGGTGTTAGAAACGCTCATCTTTTAGCAATTGCACCTAATGCTAATTCTTCTATTATTGCAGGAACATCACCTTCTATAGAGCCTTGGAAATCAAATGCTTATACACATCGTACAAGAGTAGGATCTTATCTTGTTAAAAATCCTCATTTAGAAAAAGTTTTAAATCAATACTGTAAAGATTTAAAAATAAAAGATACAAATACTTGGCTAAAAGAACAGTGGAAGTCTATTATCCTAGCAGAAGGATCTGTTCAGCATTTAGAATATATGTCAGAATGGCATAAATTAGTATTTAAAACAGCATTTGAGTTAGATCAAAGATGGATTGTTGATCATGCAGGTGATAGACAAGAATTTATTTGTCAAGGTCAAAGCGTTAATCTTTTCTTTCCTGCGGGAACTGATAAAGCAATTGTAAATGCAGTACATATTAGAGCTTGGAAAAAGAAATTAAAAGGGCTATATTATTTAAGAACGAACGCTGGAGCTTCAGCAGAAAAGGTTAGTCAAAAAGTTGAACAGGATAAGCTTCAAGACTTTGCTGATCCTGATGAATGTTTGAGTTGTCAAGGATAATTATTATTATACAAAAAGTTAACAAAGGTTAAACAATGTCATTATTAAAATATAATAAAACATATAAGCCCTTTAAATATGCATGGGCAATGGAAATAGCAGAAAGTCATGAAAAGATTCACTGGGGTAGCTGGGAGGCAAAACTTCAAGAAGATGTGAATCAGTGGAAAGGTGGCAAAATATCTGCAGAAGAAAAAAATCATATAACGCAGATACTTCGTTTATTTACTCAAAGTGATGTTCAAGTAGGCGGTAATTATTGTGATCTGTTTATTCCTAAATTTAAGAATAACGAAATTAGGAGTATGCTATTAAGCTTTGCAAATCGTGAAGGCACACATCAACGTAGTTATGCTTTACTTAACGATACACTTGGTTTACCTGAAGAGGAATATAGTGCATTTTTAGAGTATAAGCAAATGTCTGATAAGATTGAGTTTATGCAAGATAATGACGTAAGTACTAAAAAAGGATTAGGATTAGCACTTGCACAATCTGCGTGTAATGAAGGAATGAGCTTATTCAGCGCATTTGTAATGCTATTAAATTATCAGCGTTTTGGAAAAATGAAAGGAATGTGTGAAATTGTAGAATGGAGTATTCGAGATGAAACAATGCATGTTCAAGGTATGACGCAGTTATTTAGAGAATATGTAAAAGAACATCCAAGAATTGTAAATGATGAATTTAAAAAATCAATTTACAAAATGTATCGACAAGCTGTAAAATTAGAAGACAAAGTTATTGATTTGGCTTATGAAATGGGATATATTGAAGGATTAGAAAAAGAAGAAGTTAAAAAGTATATTAGATATTTAGCTGATCGACGTTTAATTCAGCTTGGTTTAAAACCTAATTTTAAAGTAAAAACAAATCCACTAGATTGGTTAGACTGGATTATCAATGGAGATAGTTTTAAAAACTTCTTCGAAGGAACAGTGACAGACTATAACGCTGACGGTATGAGCGGAGATAGTTGGGGCTGGGAATTAGTAAGTTAAAAGAATTAGTAAGTTAAAAAAGGAAAAATTTATGAGTAAAGAAATATTATTTTTTAGCGCACCATGGTGTGGCCCTTGCAATCAAATGAAGGCAATGTTTAGTGAAAGTATTCGAAATGAAATTAATTTAAAAATAATTGATGTTGAGGAAGACACTGACTTACCAACAAGTCATCAAATTATGAACATACCTACTTTTGTAATATTAGAAAATGGAGTCGAAGTATCAAGAATTATCGGCACAACAACAATTGACCAGCTAAGAAGTTTATAGAAAGAATATTAAATGATTAATTTTATTACAGATATTTCTCCATTAATTAAAGAAATTGAGTTAAAACAAGATCCAGTAGTCATTACAGTTAATAAGTTTGACGAAGAATCTGCAAATGAATTTTCTGTTTTAGTAAGTGCTGCTCAAAATACAGGTCAAAAAGTTGTTCCTGTAGTTATAGACTCCTATGGAGGTGAAGCGTATTCTTTATTGTCAATGATAGGAACTATTAAGTCTTCTAAGTTGCCTGTTGCCACAATAGTAAAAGGTAAAGCAATGTCATGTGGTGCTTTATTTGCTTCATTTGGAGAAGAAGGTTTAAGATTTATGGATAAAGATGCTGTTCTTATGATTCATGATGTTTCTACAATGGCGTTTGGAAAGGTTGAGGAATTAAAAGCAGATGCTAGAGAGTCTGATAGATTAAATAAAAAGCTTTATACAATGATGGCAAGAAATTGTGGTAAACCTGATGATTATTTTTTAAATTTAATTCATGATAAAGGTCATGCTGATTGGTTTTTAGAAGCAGAAGAAGCAAAAGAACACAATATAGTACAGCAACTAAGAATTCCTAGCCTTAAAGGCACAGTTACAGTCAACTTTGACTTAAATTAAAATTATAAAAAAAATTTAATTTTAATATTTATTATAAAAAAGCTTAGAAAAGTCAAAAAATGTCAGAAATATTATTAGAAAACTATATAAGAGACTTCATTCAAAATCAACCAGAGCAAGAAGAATATTTTTTGCAAGAAGGCGTATTAGACTTCTTAAAGTCTTATTATAAAAAACTTAGATTTGATAAAGAAAAATATAAGTCTGCTGAAAAGGCTAAAAATGCAACTTCAGATAAAAACAAAAAAGCGTTATATCAAGCTTTAAAAGAAAAAGAATTAGATAAAGCAATGAATTTTGATATAGCGATAACAATGATAATAGCAGCAATTATGTCGGTACAAGGTTTGTCTGGAACTAAGGGTGGAGAAGAAGTAATAAGAAAAATTGTAAATGATCCTACAGTTGTTGAGCAAGTACTTTCAAGTTCATCTAATAATAACAATAATACAAAAACAAAACAAGATTTAAACGATAAAGATTTTTCTAAAAATAAATATTCTTTGCGAAATGCAATCGACTTTAGTAGAGTTGATTTAGACGGAATAGAAATGAGTAGAGAACAATTTGAATTATGGCGAAATTTAAATGATAAACTTGACTCAGCTGAGTATCCTTATTTTAATCCAAAAGTTTTTATTGAATATGATCACTTACTAGATAAAAAATCAGCAAATGAAATTATAACTTCGTATATTGATGTAATGAATGAAAAAAGAAAAAAAGGAGAATCAATACTTTCTTACGAAGAATTTTTCAGTTTGTGTGAAGAAGCTAAACAATTAGAACTTCAAGAAAAAGCTTTAAGCACACAGCATAAAAATCTTGCTAGTGAAATTATAGCTAACGATAGTCTCGATGCTCTATCGTTAATTGATGATTCGTCAAAAGATCTTGCACTTCAAGATATTGATGGTATTAGTAGCGAGATTCAAAAAGAATACAAAAATATAGAAGATCAACGAAAAAATTTAGAACCTTATAGCGATGAGTATAATTCTCTTACAAACGAACTTATGACCTTACATAAACTTAAAGGAAGATTATCTAAAGCCGCTATTGCTTTTAATAATATAGAAGACGGAAAATTTGTTAACGATTCTTATTTCAGGTACTCTAAAAACGAATCAGACGACTTTAAAAAGTTTCTCAATAATTACTTAGATGAAGAAAATCAATTACAAATTCAAAAGGATGGATAATGGAACAATTTAGTACTTTAAATCAAAATAAAGATTACGTAATATCACTTCAACAAGAAGTTGGCGTCAAAGCTGATGGTGTATATGGACCAAATACACATTGTGCTGTAAGAAACTATTACGGTATGCCAATAATAATTCACATGGGAAAAGTTGTACCAATCGATTCACCTTTAGAGATTGATTGGTCTGCTCCTTTATATGAGCTTGATGATGGAACAAAAAACTGGTATAAAAGAAAATCAGATCCTTCAACTATTTGTGTTCACTGGGGTGGGCTTAATAGTAGACATTGTTATAATGTATTTAATATGGCAAGAGGACGTCATGTATCTTCACACTTTTTAATTGGAAAAAATCATAAAACAGAAGAATATGAAATATTACAATGTCTAGATACAGGACTTGCAGCATATCACGCAGGTAAATTTAATAAATATTCAATCGGTATTGATATCTGCATGCATCCTGAGGATAAATACTGGGAAAAAACTAAGAGATGGTATCCTGACGCTGAATTGCAAGTTTGTAAAATACCTGATAATAGAGTTAAAGGTCGAAAACTTGTAATGATTGGTGATGAATTTGCTGATCTTTGTAGACAATTTTTGCAGTCTTTAAGAGAAGCAACTGATCTTGCTGAAAAGCCTGTATGTGAAACTTTAGAAGTAATGCCAGTTAAAGAAGCAACACAATATAGTATTGTAGGACATCACAACATTTCAGCTAAAAAATGGGATGTTATTCCTTGGGCAGAAAAACTGTATTATGGATTAGACGAAGAATATAATTTAATTTAATTATTGTTTTAATATAAATGTAAATTTATTTATTGTTTTATATTATTACTATATAAATTAACAAGGAATAAAATGAATAACAATTATTTATATGACGATAATATTGGTAAAATTGAATTAGTTCAACATATGGGTGAAGATATAACTGTTGTTAATTCTGCTAGAGTATCTTTTGGCGTTCAAAAAGATAAACTTGACAATAAAGATGAAAAGTTAATTAATTATTTAATTAAGCATAAACATACTTCAACACTTGAACATAATATTGCAACATTCAGAATTAAAGTACCTTTATTTGTAAGGTCTCAGCATCATAGACATAGGACATGGTCATATAATGAAATATCAAGAAGATATACAGACTCAGATATAGAATTTTATGAACCTGTCGAATTTAGAACACAACATAAAAGTAATAGACAATCTTCTAACATAGCTGATACAATCAATCCTTTAATTACATATAAAACTAATTATAGCACACAAATTCTTACAAGAACAGCTTCTGATGCTATTTCTGATCATCATAGGATTTCTCTTAAGCTTTTTGATGACTTATTAGCAGCAGGAGTTTGCAGAGAACAAGCAAGAGGAGTTTTACCACAAAATCTTTATACTGAATATTATGCAACTGCAAACTTAAACAATATTCTTAAGTTTATAGACTTGCGAACACATGACGGTGCACAATGGGAAATACAGCAGCTTGCATTTAAGATGAGAGATATTATTCAAGAAATTTGGCCTATTTCTGTTAACAGCTATATTAATCTAAGCAAATGATTTAAAAAAGTATATTTACTAATAAAAGAAAGAGATAAATATGAAAAATAAAAATTTATTACTTGAAAGACACAGCGATTTAGTAAATATGTTGGTTAGATGTAGAATAAAAATAGAAGATAGAGAAGACCCGACAGTTCTTGATATAATGACAGATATGAGAGCATTAGAAGGAATTGTAACTGTCAGACAAACACGACCTATTTCTGAAATTGTTTCAGATAATCAAAGAATAATAGAGCTAAATGTCTCTTACATTCCTAGTTTTGTTAAAAATAAAAAAGATGTTTTTTTAGCAGTCGTAAAATCTTTAAAAATTGTTGAAGGTATTAAAATTGTTAAAATAATAGAACATGACTCTGATTTAATTAATCAAAAATTACAAAAAAATCCACTTATTATATAAAGGAAAAACATGAAACTAAACGATAATTCAATCGCACATATTGCTAAAATCATTCAAATGGCTATTTTAACTGGAACTGACATTGTAGACCATCTTAGAATGGTTAGATTTAATGCAAATGAAGAAAATATTTTAAGCATTGATGAAGAATACGAAAAAGTTTTTTCTGATTCTATAGAAAAAATGATGCAAAATATTCCACAAAGTAGTCCAGACCCTGAAGAAGAGTAAACTAAATGGATGATAAACTAGAAAATATCTTTAAGAAAAGAGAAGATTTTATGCTTCTTATTAAAGAAAAATTTCCTGATACTTACCCGAATAATTGGCCTGTTAATATTACAGAAAAATCAAGTCAGAGTATATTAAGAGAAACTGCGCTTAAAGGTGTAGAAGAAATGTTTGAAGCACTTCAGCATCTTAAAAATTGGAAATCACATCGAGAAACAGAAATTACTTCTTTTGATAGAGAAGAGTTTCTAGAAGAAATAGTTGACGCATTTAATTATTTTTTTTCCTTAATGATTCTAATAGGCGTTGATGTTGAAGAATTTTATCATGCTTTTAATAGTAAAGACATCATAATTAGAAGGAGGATAGAAAAGGGGTATTAAAATGTTTTTACATCAAGATCTAAGTGCTTATACAAATAGCAACTTTAGATCTTATGAGTATTTAAAAAACATTTGGGATTTAATTGAACATGACTTAGTTTTTGTATTAGGTATGATAAACAATGGTAATATGACAATTGTAGTAGATCCTGGTATCTGTTACGTTACAGTTACCAGTAATTTTGTTAATATATTTGAAAAAAAATATGACCTAAATTTAAATCATTCTATAAGTCTTTGCGATGATTTTTCAATTGAAATAGAACTTTACATAAATTCGGGAAATAGAAAAAAAGATATTTTTTATATAGATGTAGAAAAATGTTGCTTATATTTTCAAAAAAATAAAAGTAATGATGAAGGAATTGTAGAATTTTCTGCAACAACAAATTTAAACATATATAATATTCAAGATTTTAAAAATTATTTAATAATTCATTTAGTCAAAGAAATTCAATTTTCTATTAATAGAAATATATTTTTACTAGATATAAATAATCATGATTCTATTGTTGCTGAAATTGATGCTGAGTTTGAAACAATAAGAGCTTATAGCAAACTTTACAATAAAACTTTAAAAGAGTCACTTAACTTATTAATTTCAAAAGGTAAAATCTATTATAACAATAAATCTTTTTTAATGGAGATAATAGATTTTGTTAAAAATGATATTAATGTGTAAATAATAAAAATTTAACTTATAATAAATGGTAAATAACAAGGAGAATTAATTTGCCAATTAATAATAATTTAGAACAAGTACAACTTCCTATGGAACTTAAATTTAATCAAATTCCTGTAACTAATTACATTAATAATCTTGAATCGTTAAATATTGAATTAATTGATGGTCCTACAAGAGAACAAGCACAAAAAATTGCATGGCATATGACAAAAGCAACTTGGGCTGATAGCCCTTCTGAAACTGCATTTGAAAATGCAACGCCTGAAGAAGCTTCAATTAATTTGCAAGATGTTCTTAATTTTAGAGCACTTCCAACACCTATGGAATGTTTAGGCTTCACGTTTAAGATAAGTGGTATTGATACGCAAACAGTAACACATCTTATCAGACATCGTGCAGGATCATTTGCAGCACAATGTACTGGTGATAGAGATCTTAGAAATGACAACATTCTTGTTCCAGAATCTGTTGAAAACTCAGACTTTCATCACCGATTTATTGAAGTCTCTGCAGCAGCAAAACAACTTTACTCTGATATGGTCGATTCACGAGTTATTTCTCTTATGGATGCTCGTGTAATTCTTCCTAAAGCACTAGAGACTTTTTATGTAGCACGATTTAATTTAAAAGATCTTATTGGATTTATTCGTCAACGTCAAGATGTACAAATTCAACCTGAAGTTGATAATATTATTGCAACACGTATTGCAAAAATTGTTTGCGAAGCTATTCCTGAAGTTTCAACCTGTTTAAACTTTAATAAGCCTGATATGCATTATGTTCGCACTTTCCGCGTTCAATTACCTGATGGCAGTTATACTTCACGTGGTACTAATCTTTATCATCCAGAGCCAAAGAATGATTTGTTTGAATTTAATGAAAAAGATTCAATTTATCCATGTCGACGTGAAGAATTAAATGGTAATAAATCAGGCGAAGAAAAGATCTTTACAAAAATGTGGAATAATGATGTTGCATCAGTAAATGCAATTCGTCAAACTTTAGACGAAGAATTTTAGTATAAAACAGTTATATACAGATAATTTTATTGAAAAACAATTACAAACTTAGAAAAACTTTTTAAAAAGGAACATTTTAATGAAAAAGATTTATTTAGCTAGCGGTTGGTTTAATCCTACACAAGATGCAGAACTTACTCAACTAGAAAAGATTTTTGATGATCGTGCAGATCATTTTGAATTAGCTTCACCACGAAGAATTTTTGTTTGCCCTCCAGGTGCTCCAAGAAGTGTTCAAGACGAAACATTTAGTGGTAATTTACATCATATTGAAACAGCAGATTTTTTATTAGTCAATACTCGTGATAAAGATATAGGAACTATTTGGGAAGCAGGATATGCTTATGCACATAAACGTCCTATTGTTTATTTTTGTGCAGGTTTACCAGAAGGTGCTAAGTTTAACTTGATGTTAGCAAGAAGTGGCATTAAGGTTTGCACTTCATTTGAAGAATTGGAGAATTATCTTGATAGAACAATTGAAACAAAAGAATTACCTATCGAACCTTATTCAGACGAAATTGAATAAAGAAACAGGAAAATTTTGGTCTTTTAAAGATACAAAGCATTATAAAACTGCTAAATACTCAGACTTGATAAATAAGTGTATAGAAAGAAGATTTATTTTCACTAAATCATATCTTCTAGAAGTTTGGGATGTTGAAAAAGAAGAATTAATAAATGTTGTTCCTCTTTTTTTTAAAACAAGAAAATTTCCAACCGGAGTTTATCAAGGTTTAGACGAAGAAGGAAATAAAATATATTTTATTGATTCACTTATAACAAAGGTTTATTAAAAATTATGAATTTAAAATATGAAAAATATGTAAAAAATTATGCTTTTCACAATATTGTTGCACACCCTTTAATGCAGGTTTTAATTTGGATAGGAAAAAGAGATTTGGCTGATATTGTTCACGACAAAACTTTGCCTAAACGTGGTACTGAAGAAAAAGGAACAGCAAATACAGAACATGATGTCCCAGAAATTAATAGACCTTTTTCCAGTAAGGAATAGAAAATGCCAGAAGGCCCAGAAGTTAAACTTTTTACCGATAAACTTACTAGAGAATTTTTAAATAAAAAAGTTCTTAAAATTGAAGTACTTAGCGGAAGATATATTAGAAAACCAATAGAAAATATTTCTTCAATAAATAATAAAATTTTTAAAGGGGTTAATTGTAAAGGAAAATTTATTTGGTTTGAATTTGAAGATATAATTGTATTTAATACTTTAGGAATGACAGGATCGTGGAGTAGAAGAAAAACAGATTATAGCAGAATAGGAATTTATTTTAATGATGGTGATAAACTTTACTTTAATGATATTAGAAACTTTGGCACATTTCAGCTTAAAACATCTTCAGACTTGGAAAGGAAACTTAAGTCTATTGGTCCCGATATGCTTTCTAATCCACCTAATGATTTTATTTCTCGCTTAAGAAAATATAATCATAAAAATATTTGTGAAGTCTTAATGAACCAAAAGGTAATTTCTGGAGTTGGAAATTATATCAAGGCTGAGTCTTTATGGTATTCTCGTATTAATCCACATGTCCTAGTAAAAGATTTGTCAGATGAAAATCTGATAACTCTTAATAAAGCTATTTTGTTCGTTATAAATAAATCATATAACGAACAAGGTGCGACTATAAAAAGCTATTATACTTTTGATGGACAAGAAGGAAATGCTGTTCAAGGATTTGTCGTG